TAGACCCTGTTCGATGGACGCCTCAGAACTTCCATCTGATAGTCGTCCGGATGAGCGATGAACCCGCCTTGCCTGAAGCGCATGAGCGCCTGCGTCACGCAATCGACCATATCGTCATGCTCTCCGAAGGGGAAGGCCGCCAATTCCTCCACAACCTCCTCGGCCCATGACGTTTCAGGCCGCCAGACCAGTCCCGACTCGAAGAGCGGGGACACGGCGTTGACTCTCGAATGTTTATCATTGCCTCGGGAGGGCGTAAAGTTGACCACAGGGATGCCCATCGCCCGCAGCTCCTGCGTCAACGGAACACCCGACGCCTTCGCCTCGATCAGGACCGTCTCCGGCTCCCAATACTTGTACTCCTCCAAGGCGATCCGCTTCAGATCCGGAAACTCCCACCGCCCCTTCTTGGCGTCCAAGAGGATGCAGTTGGGCGGCGAGTCCTCCGTCGGGTAGAACACGCCCCACGTCTGGATGGCTGAGTAGTCCGCGGTCCGCGTTTTCAGGAACGCGGTGTCGTAGCTCTGGATCACGTACTGCAACCGCGGAACGTCGCCCTTTTCCCAGATCTTCCACCACTCGCGCTTAACAATAGACGCCGCGTCCGACGTCGGGCGCTGCATGTACTGCGCCTGCCACTTCGAGGCCGAGATCGAGGCCTTGATCTTCTCCAGCTCGTCGAGCTTCCAATACTCCGGCCACTGGTCGGCCTTGGGGTCCATGGCCTGCTGCTTCAGCAGCCGCGCCGTCAGATCGGCCTCGCCCCACCGTGTCATGACCACAACAATGGCCCCGCCCGGCTGCAAGCGCTGACGCGGGCCGGCCATGAACCACTCCCACGCGTGGTCCAGCGCCGTCGGGCTCATGGCGTCCTGTTCCGAGTGCGGATCGTCCACGATGAACAAGTCAGCGCCGCGACCCGCTATACTACCGCCCACTCCCGCGGCATAGTATTCTCCATACTCATCCGTTTCCCATCTATACGCTGCTTTCGAGTCCGCTCGCAACTTCACGTCGGGAAAAACCTTTCGGTAATCCTCCCCGTCCATCAGGTTTCTGACCTTGCGCCCGAACCGGATGGAGAGATCCGCCGTGTGGGTGGCCTGCATGATCTTCTTGTCCGGCATGCGGCCAATGAACCATGCCGGGAACAAGTAGCTGGCGAACTCCGACTTCGTGTTCATGGTCGGAACCATCTCTCGCCCGACCAAAAACATCTCGTCTTCCCGCGCAACCTTGATGCAAACGGTGCTGCCGGTCTCCGCCGTCTTCACGACGCGGATAAACCGACCAGACACGGGAGCAAATGCCCGCCCACACTTCCGAGGCAGGAGACACGGACGCTCCGCATAGAACGACACGCGGTAGGTCTCCCCGTGATCAACCCCATTGAGGACGGCTCGAGAGACCTGAAGCGTGTTCTTGACGCCCAAGCTCCACAGGAGCTCCCGGAATCCGTCGATAATACCGCGGTCCTTCTGTGAAAACCCGCACTGTCCTTTTTTGGACACATTCCCATCCGTGTCCATCAGTCCCCGAACAAGATCCCACCGCTGCTCGACAGACGCCGTCTTGTAGATCTCCGGGATCACCTTCCCCCCAGAAGATCCCTCCTTCAGGACGCCCAACTCCCTGAGCTTCACCTTTAGCCCGAGGACGCCAAAGGTCATCTTTGTCGCCTGATCGGTGGTCTCATACCCACGCCTTGCGAACTCCGCCCTCACAACCGCGGCGTCGTCGTCCTTCATCGTAACAATGGCCTGCCCCGAGTGACCGTCCCCAAGCCACACGCCAAGGACATACGGATCAACAGGAAGATCCGCCTCTGGGAAGACCACCGCCCCTGTCTCAGGTAGCCGCGGAGCGCGGACCTCGGTCCGCGGAACCTCCGGAAAGAGCACAAGATTTGCGCTTCCACGCAACGGCTTCACCAATGCGCCGCACTCACGCCGCCAGAGCTCGTCCGCCGTGAAGACGTGGTACTTCCGACGCTTCCTGTCCAAGGACACCCGCCACCGATGGTCCCCGTCACAGCGGATGACAGCCCCATCGTCGGTGGTCACCTCGTAAATGTCGCGGTTCTCGTAGACCTGCGACTTCCCAATGACCTCCGTCGGAGACCCATCAGGGCCAAACACGAAGTCCCCAACACGGACCGTGGCCATGGTTTTCCACCCATCCGTCGTCAGGACAGGGGTATCCACGTGCAGAGGGTGCCTAGGGGGCATGTTGATGATCAGTCGCTTCAATGTGCCGTTGGCCACGGCCTCCAGCTTCTCAGCAACAATCCGATGATGCCGCCCGGCAATGAAGCCCGGCCATACAGAGTTAACAAAGGGGAGAAAGTTCTCGCGGGCCGCCTTCGACGTCTCAAGCTGCCCCAGCCGCTGATACAGCTTCGCCAGCTTGCGGAGCGACTCTTCATCCATCTTCTGAGCAGGAGGCATGGTCCGTGGTCCGCGTTGCAAGGATCTTTGCCGTTGCAAAATATCCCCCGGGGGTAGGGGATCCTAGCACACTTTCCAAGAAGTGGGGGTTCCCACAGGGAGCAGGAACCCCCGTGCGTTCAGAAACCCGACAGCTTTTCAGGGAAGCAAAGCCGCAGGTTCGCCGGTTTCCGCCAGCGACTTCAGAGGTGCATCCTCTGAAGAGAGTGGGCCACGGACCAAGGAGAGGAGGGAGGAGGGGCCGCGGTCCGTGGCCAAGTTTGTAGTTGCAGAGGGGCAAGGGGATCCTAACACGGGTTTGGGGGGAGGGGGTAGCGGGAAATTGGTGTGGTGCTCACGGTCCGTGGAAAATCGGGATTATACGCATACACGCGCGCGACAGGGCCGTTTAGGGGGGTCGGTGATTCGCGGACCGCTGCCAATAGATCCCGTTTACCCCCAAGGGACCCGTGCCCGGGCGCGCGCTGGCGCGTGGGCGGCCGGGCCGGCGTTCTCGCGTGCGTATGCGTGCGCGCGTTATCCTTGTTCTGGCGCGTGCGTGCCACGCGATGCGGCGGCCGGTCCGGAAAAATTTTTTGCCGATCCTGAAAAAAGTTCGCTTGCCTATATTGACAACGGACAAGCCGGCCGCTATCTTGTGAACATTGGTTCTCATGATGAGGGCCAGCGATCCAGAGAAAGGGATTGACCATGGACTACGCTGCAGTCGTTGACGAGCTCGGCATGCTCAAGGCGCAGATTGCCACGCTGACCGAGCGCGAAAAGCTTCTCAAGGCGACACTGACCGCGAGCGGTTTCGCAGCGCTCGAGGGCAATCTTTACCGCGCTGCTATCACGTGGACAGAACGCGCGACGCTTGACGGGGACGCGGTCCGGGCGCTGCTGACCGATGAGCAAGTGCGCCAGTGCACGAAAGTCACAGAAGTTATGAGCGTGCGGATATCGGCGCGCAAGCGCAACGCGGCTTAAGGGGGCGGCAATGTACATTGATTTTGTGATGACAGAACAACTCGCCGAGATCATTGCCGGTCTGGTTAGGCAAGGCCTTAAGTTCGAGGCCACGCCGAAAGGTGATCACTGGATTATTCGACTGACCGGCGGTCACTGACCGCAGAAAGGGACAGAACATGGACAATGCAACGCAAACCCGGCCCATCTATGCCATTGCAAACGAGATAGGCCTCAATTGGACCAAGCCGTACTTTGGCGCAGTGCCCTATCTTCGCGCCATGCATAGCTTGCGAGACGTGACCGACGCCTACGGCTACGATGACGGCCGGTCAATCGTCATGTACTTTCTGGCCAATGCTAACACGTGGCGCGGGGACACTGCCCGCCGCGTCAAGGCGGAGCTCAAAGCGCTCTTGAAGGAGAGCGCCCGCCGCTAGATCCATGGCCCGAGGCGAAAGCCTCGGGCTTTTTGCTTTTTGGGGCTTGCCTATACCTGGCCCCTTGCCTATACTCACACTGCCAACCTAACCCGTGGAAAGGGGTTCAACATGACACCGAAAAGCGCCCACGCCATGCGCAACGCGCTCCGCCGGAACAAGTTCGCCGGCGTTGTCCTGTATCAAGGCCCGTCAATGATTGACGGCGCCCCAATCGTTGTTATCGCCAATCGAATCGTGACCGCCTCCGGCAATGCCAAAACGGGCGCAATGGTCCAAACCTTCATAATCCGGTCGGATGTTGCGCCCCTTGAAGCCCTCAAAACTGGGGCCGATGCATCAATCTGCGGGGACTGTACCCATAGGCCCGCGAATAAGGGCTCGTGCTACGTCAATGTGGGGCGGTCCGTGGCCAGCGTTTACGGGGCCTATACGCGCGGCCGCTACGCGCTGCCGGGGAAAGACTACAACCCCGCAATCCTGCCGGACCTATTCGCTGGCCTTGTCGTGCGCCTTGGCACGTATGGCGACCCGGCCGCCGCCCCTTTTCAGATATGGCGCGCCGCCACGCTAAACGCTGCAGGGATCACGGGATACAGTCACCAATGGCGCGAGGCCCGCGCGCAGGTGTTCCGCTTGCTATGCATGGCCAGCGCCGACAGTGAAGCCGAGGCCCGCGAGGCGCAGGCAATGGGCTGGCGCACGTTCCGCGTGAAAGAGGCCGGCGCGCCTAAGCTTGCGCGCGAAGTCACTTGCCCGGCGTCGAAAGAGGCGGGCGCAAAAACATCCTGCGAGGACTGCAGGGCATGCGGCGGACTTTCGGCCAAGGCGCGCGCTGGCATTGTGATCAATGCGCACGGGCGTACTGCCAAGCGATTTGTGGGGGCGTGACAATGGCTAAGCAGGTAGCGACGACGAACGTGACCACAAAAAGCATTATGCGCACGGCCGCGTTTATGCGGGGCGTGAGAGAGACGCGAAACGGGGTTCCAATGGACTACGACGCGTTCGAGGGCGACGACTGGGGCCGATGGAATTACGAACGCGGGCGACAGTTTGGGATCTTGTACGCTGGCCCCGTGAAGGACGGAAACAAGATCACGCTCGGGGCCATGGTCGCCATGCATCAAGCAGTCGTAAGCAAGACAATGCGTTGACCACGGACCCCGGGCCACGGCCCGGGGTTTCTTTTTGCGTGCGCACAACGGCCTCGCTTCACGTGAAACATTCCGAGGCCCGCGAATATTCGCCAAAGGCCCGCGATTTTCGGCGATTTAATCCGCGATTTATTCGCCAAAGGCCCGCGCCGCCGCCAAATCAAGGAACGCGGACCACGTGGTCCCGTACTCAAGTATCTGATCGGGCGGGACTTCTCCCGTTTCGTCGTCCCAAAGGCCCGCGATCTTTTGGGCGTTATATATTTTCACGACTCCTGCCTGTGGATGGCTGACCAAGTTCCAGACGGTATTCACGTACCGTGCGCGCGCTGTCTGCCATGCAATTTGAGCCGGACGCCAAAGGCCCGCGGTTTTATAGGCCTTAGTCTTGCACACCTTCAACTCGCACCAAATCTCAATGCCCATTTGCCGGCCATTAGATGACCGCTGGAAGGCCCCGTTGATGTCCGGCACCCCAGCCCCCACCCTCGCCTCGATGCGGGTCCAGTGTACGTCTGAGGCCGTTTTACGCTTGATGTCTTTCCACAGTTCAGCCTCAGTTTTCATTCGTCAAGCTCCTCCGTCGCCTTCTGCACGACATCGAGGGGCAGGTGGTCGGGGATGTCGCCCGGGTCTCGCCTGCTCACCACCATGTCGATGGTCGGGGCTGTGCTTTCCAAGAGGACAGGGAACTGGGATTGAAGCTTGGCTATCTCGGCGAGGACTTCCTCGCGGCTCATCTGATCAATCTTGCCCACAAGGATCTCGCTGCGGCTGATGTACAGGCCCGCGACCTGCCCCCGGCTCTTCTCTGCAGCCACGGCTGCGGTGTAGTTGCCCTTTTCCAAGGCCATGTCCCGGATGCGCGCAAGCTGTCGCACGTGACCATCGAAGCTGACCTCGTACTTACGGGCGAGCTCCTCCTTGATCTCCGCCACCCGGGCGAGGACGTGGGGATAGTCCCGGCCGTTCAAGAAACGCGAGCCGGCGATGGGGGCGGTGGTGTCGGAATAGCCGGCCATCTTGGCGGCCTCGGTCCGGGTCACGTCCTCGGTCGCGTAGATCCGGCAGAACTTCTCCTGCTTCTCGGTGAGGCCCTTCGTCTTCGGGTTCACCAAGATGTCCATCTTGGGCTTGTGTGTTGCCTTGGCGCGCGGCATGGCGGGTCTCCTTTCTGTCTCCCAATATGCCCTAAAGAGGGCTCGGCGTCACAAGGTGATCGCACCCATAAATGCACGAATACCAGTGGCTCGCAGGGTGAGAGGGGTGGTTTTGAAATCGGGCATTCCGTCCATCACGTGCATGCACGATAGTGCGTTCTGTGTGTGCGCGCGCGGCCGGACAGGTCCATTTTTGAAA